TAAGGGCACTAGACCAAGAAGTACTTGTAAAAATACCTACAGTTCTTGGTGCAAATGAATCTATTACTGTACATAAACCAAATGCTATTGGTGACGAGTGGCCTCCTTCCGAGGGTGACCAGTTATTAGTTGCCGTAGAGGGAGAAAACTTTAATAAAGTGTATGTAGTGTGCAACATCACTGATACTTCTGTTACAAAAAATATTAATGGTGGAAACGCATGATTAGGAGAACACCATGACATCAATTAAAACACCCTTTACTTTTGTTGGTGGAAAAGTAGCAGCAACTAAAGATGTTGCTACTGTTATAAACCAAAAAATAGAAAATGTATTAAATACACAAAAGTTAGAAAGAATACTAAACCCAAGTTATGGAAGTACAGTTGCGTCATTAATTAATGAAATCCCAGATGAACTAATGCTGGTTGACGCTAAAATTGACGCTCTTATGGATCTTGAAGATGGTATAAAAAATGCGACTATACTAGATATGTGGTTTGATGCCTCGTCTATAACAAGTTCTGATCCTACACTTAATGTGTACATTACATATCGTCTTCCTCTGGGTGTTGTACAAAGAAGCAATATAAAGATAGCTGTTCCTGGTTTAATTACTGAAGATACGATTGTGTAAGGTGAAAAATGGCAACTGAACAAACATTTAACTATGCAAGTAGAACATATTCAACTATCCGTCAGGATTTATTGACTAGAGCAAATAAGGTAGCCCCAGAATGGACTGACCGAGATCCTTCTGACTTTGGTATGTTATTTGTAGACTTATGGTCTTATATGGGGGATATCCTACATTATTATGTAGATAGAGCTGGTCGTGAATCTTTCATAAGTACTGCCACGCAAAGAGAAAGCCTTGTTGCATACGCAAATATGTTTGGGTATATTCCTAGTGGTAGAGCTTCCTCAATAGCAACTGTTTATATAGCAAACAGCTCGTCTGCAAGTTCATATAGTATCCCTGCAGGTACTAAATTTTCTGCAGTGTCAGACAACAAAACTTACTATTTTTATAACATTGATGATGCTACGGTTGGACCCAGTGTAAGTGCTGCAGTTACACTTTTTGAAGGAACTCAAGTTGTTGATGAAATACTGTCCACTTCAGCAAGCGGAGCCCCGAATCAATCATACATTCTTGGGTATTCCGACGCAGATATGAAAACAACATCAGTGTATGTAACTGAAGATGGAGTTAAAACATTATGGTTAAGATACTCATCTGTACAAGAAATTCCTAAAAATGCTAGAGGGTTTGTTGTTTCGTTGGCCGCATCTGGAGATGTGCGTGTTACTTTTGGTAACCGTACAAATGGTTAACTACACTAGAAGTTCTGGATTAAATGGAAATATTGGTAGCAATCTAATTAGTAGTTTTGTTAGTAGTACCCCTTCATACATAACTATTACTAGTTCAACCTCAGCTACTGGTGGTAGCAATGGAGAAACCGCAGAGACTCTTAAAAATAATATTGTGTCGTATATGCGCACACAAGACAGAGCCGTAACGCTTGTTGATTACGCTGACATTACTAAATCGGTTAATGGTGTTTACAAAGCTGTTGCAACATACACCCCAACAGCAGGTGCAAACGCTTCAGTAAACCTTTATGCACTCCCATACACCAGTGACTTTTTAACAATGACTGGGTATTCAATAGCAGTTCCTACTACTTTGAGAACTTCAATATTATCATTTGTAACCCCAAGATCTATGCTGGGTGTTACGCCAGTTGCGGTATCCTCAATACCCGTAGTTAGATTAGATATAACAATAACTGTTACTGTTTCTGACGGTTTTGTAAGAAGTTGGGTTGAAACAAATGTAAAAAATGCAATTGATGGTTTGCTGGATTTTGATAACACAGACTTTGGTAAGCAACTTAGAAAATCAGAAGTATACAAAACTATAATGGCACTAGATGGCATAGACTATATAGACATTACTGGTTTTGAAATGAGAAGTTCTGACGCTGGTTCTGGGAATATAGTAACTACTTTAGATCCAGCTAGTCTTTTAAGAAAAGGAAATATAGGGTTAACTATGCTTTCAGGAATGAGCGTGTAGTAAAAAATGACACGTAAATCCTTTATCCTAAGAGACACTGAATCATTTGGTGGTTCGTATATACAATACGACTCAACGTTATTTGGTGCGTCTACTTCTGGTGCTTCTGCTACCTATGTTAAGGGTGATGACGTACAGATAGCACCAATTCTTGACACTCAGATAACAGCAGGTGGAAAGCTATCTAACGCTGCATTTTTTGAAGCATATGCGTATGATTACCAATCAGTAGTTATTAGTTGGGGACTTACACTATATGATGCTACATCACTCCCAAAACCATATTCTGTGCATATTGTGTATTCATCAACTGGATGCCCAGACACTATTGCTGAAGGAACAAGAATAGTAGATACAAGAACTATCGGTGAATTTAGACATATTGGTATTGAAGATGACTGGGCATACTACACAATGTTTATTAGGTACCTATCAAATAGTGGTGATGACTACTATGAACAGGTTGCAAAATTAGAGGTGTTAATACCCAATGATTATGGTTCTACTGAGGATTTATACTCAAAAATTCCTGTGTATTATCAAAACCAAGATGAAAACAGTAGTGGAGATTTAAAAAAGTACCTATCAATATTTGGTTGGGAAGTTGACAAAGTTCGTACAACTCTAGATTTTAGTATGTCTATGAAAGACCCTTTTGTAGGCAACGAAGAAACTCTTAATTTTTTAGCTCAAGATATGGGGGTTCCTTTAACAACTAATGATTTGGGGTCGCAGAGACTACGGGAGTTGTTAAAAACAGTAAGCACTACAAGAAGAAACAATGGTTCACCAAGTTCTATTGAAAAGTATTTAGAGGCTATATGTGGTTCTAATGTGGATATTAATTCTACTAATAAGACTATAAAAGTTTACTCTGAAAGAGTAAACTTACTTAAGGACCCACGCTTTGCTAATGGGGTAGCTGCTGGTATTGATGCAGGCTACCCATCCAGTAGCTACAGCGGGGTTATTTATGATAACGGAAGCGCAAGCACTTCAGCGTTTACATCTCCACCACTAGATGGTGGAACCCCCAGTAGTGTTTTAACTTCTGCAACACCAACAACCCAAAGTTGGGTTAACTTTTCACCTGCAGGAAATACTGGTACTTCTATACTTGAAACAGGTGGGATTACTTATACTGTTAGTAATGCTGTGTATTCTTCTGCATCTGCTGGAACGTTCACTTACACAACTAGTGTTCCACACAACTTTACTAGTGGCGACCTAGTTGACATTACTGGAGTAACCCCAAACGGATACAACAAAGCTAAACAATCTGTGATTGTATTAAGTACTACAAGTTTTAAAACAATTGCACAAGGGAGTACCCCTGGTACATTTTCAACAGCGGGTAAAGCTTCTAAGTCATATAGTTATGTAAATGTTATTGGTGGAGAAACTTTCTATTTTTCAACAAGTATTCCTGGGTCCGCATCTGGAGTAAAAGATGTTCAAGGAGCTATAAAGTCCGTTTCGTTTTACCCAACTGGTGGAGCAGGTGCTTCTTTGTCTACTGCTATTGTGACAGACACTGTTCCACAAGTATTTGGCTCAACCAACTTTTGGAGATTAGAGATACCCAGTAATATTACTACCTACACTCAGGCTACTCTTTCTATTGAGTACTATAATAGTTTTAAAGGACAAAGTATTTCTTATGATGACTTTGCTTATGCACTACTAGAACGTGATTATATAGGAACATACTTTGATGGCAACACAGTTGAAGGCGGCTGGTTATTGAGTGGCCTAAGTACTGGGAGTATTTCAGATTACCGATGGCTTGGAGCAAAGAATAATTCATATTCTGTTTACAGCGCAAACTGGAAAAAGACACAACAAGTAGTTTCTAGATTCCTTCAAAGTGTATTACCAGTACCAGAGCTCCTAACATCTGGAACGCTGTATAGTAATGGTTACTACAAAGATACCAGTAATGTAATTTCAAAAACACCAACCTACAAGTATGCTGTTACATACGACGTGATACCAGGAGACACATGAATTTATTAGTAGCTTCATTAGCTGTATATAAAGTGCTACAACTTATTGACTCGTTGTTGCCAAAAGAGGCAATGCCTTGGGTAAAAATACTGGCCTCAATAGCCCTATCTTATTTAGCTTGTCTAGTTATTGACGTCGATAATATTCTTGTAGCCGGTGCTGCAATAGCAGCTTTATCTGGTACAGTGCATTCAGCACTCCGCCTTTTGACTCTTAGTGGAGATGCTGCACACCGCAAGAGTCTTCGATAGGAGTGTTATGGCAAAGACAAATACATACGGAATTCTTGGCGGGGCCAGTGTTCCAAAAGAAGTAATTAATGCTTCGCTTAATGATATTGCAAAACACGCTTTTATAATTCCCTGGTACGGCTCAAAGACAATTTCCCCATCAATGGAATGTGTCTATGACTGGATGCTAGACAATGAAATTGACTACGAAATAGTTGCTTCCTCAGAAGGTCGGCCACTTCCCAAGGCCTTAAGCAACCATGCTTTAAATGTAACTTTGGTAGAAGATGTAGACTCCACAGTAATTAAT